TGTAATATTTACCGTATACTTTTCCATCGGTAAATGAAAAAATTCCTACTAATGGTTTTTTTAAAGCTCCAGCAAGATGAAATGTTCCTGTGTCAATCGATATGACATAATCTGCTGCTGCTGTCAATCCTGCCCAAGCAGAAAGTTCTATATTAATAAATTGAACAGTATTTGTTAGTGTGAATATTTCAATTGGCTCTTTGTGAATTGTAAAAACAAAGAACCCAAGCTCTTTGAGTTTGCTTATTGTTTGGTAGGTAGTTTTTTCTGGCAGACTTTTAGCTTGGCCGAAATTGTCTTTTGTTGATTGAGTTGCGAATAAAACAGTTGGCAGTTTTTGTGGATTAAGTTCTTCAATAAATTTTTTATAAAGATCTACATCATTAATTTCCATGTGACAGTTGTGATTCGTAAGTTCTACACCACAACTTTTCGCCCATATGTCACTGCGATGGTCAGTATTTCTCCCGCCCATTTTACTTTCATGAACACGACAAGCTGTGCTTATGTCAAAAATAATGCCATAATCTCTTTCATTGATTTCTTCTATAGGCACCCATTTTGCAAATGGGTGATTATTTGCAAAATCTTTATATAATTTAGGACATGTGTAGGTTAATTCTATTTCTGGCATGTGTTTTTGAAAATCTTCAAACATCATTCTTTGCATGATGATATCACCATGACCACCATACTTTCTTTTAATTAAAACCTTATTTCTTCTCAGAAAGTGTTCTTTTAGACTTATTGGTTCAATTTGTTTTTTCTTAACATAAGGAAACATATATATATTGTCTCTTTTTACTACCTCGGTATTACAATTATAAAAGTTCAGGCTGTCTGTATGGATGTCGGATCATTATGTAATACCTGAAACCTTAATGCAGGAAAAGGATGCTTTGAGGCACTTTTCAAAGGCAATTCAAATAAGTTTAATTAAAAACTTGAAATCGAGACAGAGAGGTTAACCTTGTTGGTTTAGCCTCTCTACACAAATGTTTTAAACTTAGTTAATGCTGAAGCAATTGTCTGGTCAATGTCCAGATATTTATATTCACCAAGCCTTCCTCCAAAAGTGATTTCTTTGTGGTTTGTTTTAAGATCTGCGTACTTATTGTATAGTTCGCTGTTTTTATCATCTCTGATTGGATAGTAAGGTTCGGGATGATCTTTAAATGCAACTGGAATGTCATATGAGACAACAGTTTCTTCTTTCGATTGCAGCTTGACTTCATAATGTTTTGGATTGTTTTTGTAAAAATGCTTATGCTCTATTGTCCTGATATGTGGCACAGACATGTCTACATGATTAAACACAGCATTCCCTTGATAGTCGCCATGCATTTTTTTGTGTTCAAATCTTAAAGTGTTGTATTCCAAAGATCCAAACTCATAGTCGTAAAACTTATCTATTGGTCCTGTGTAGATCAGATGTTTGGCATAATCACGCCATTTGTTTCTAATTGTAAAAAAATCAGTATTGAGTTCTGTTTTAATTCCATCAAGCATATTTTTTATTGTTGCTGAATATCCTTCATTTGGAATGCCTTGATATTTTGTTGTGAAATAATTTTCTTCATAAGTAAGTCTTATTGGCAGTCTCTGAATTATTGAGGCTGGAAGATCTCTAGGTTCTTTCATCCATTGTTTTTTAGTGTATCCATAAAAGAATAATTCATAGATTTCCTTGCCAACTCTGTCTAAAGCCCATTCTTCAAAGTTTCTAGGATTTTCGCATGGTATCCGCACATCTTGTAGTTTGCGGTATGCTTCTTCTGGAGTGACAACTCCCCATAGTTGATGAAGAGTCATCATGTTAATTGGAAATGAATAAACATTTCCTTGAGACAAAACTTTTGGTTTATTGATGAAAGGGTTGATTTTCGTGAATTTATTGATGAAATCCCATACTTCTTCGCTTTGAGTGTGGAATATGTGCGCTCCATATTCGCTTACAATGATGCCATTGTCCCATTTTCGGTCATATGTCGCACCGGCAATGTGATTGTTTTTATCAATTACAAGGCACTTTTTGCCAGCATCTGCTGCTTTTCTTGCAAAAGAAGAACCAAAGAATCCTGCTCCTACAATCATGAAGTCAAATTCAGGCATTTTTACTCCCAGCTAGATGATCACTTAAACATCCTGCTAAATATGCGTCACAGTATTCTTTTTGTGAACTCCAACTGTATTTGTAATAATTTCTATTTCCAAGAAATCCAGTAACCCAAAAATCGATGTTATTTTCCATCCTATAGCCCCATGCTGTAAATGTTGGTATTTTTGCAGCAGGACCCCATATAGCACTCCAACTGTCACAAGCAAGAACAATATCAGCACGATAAATTGTAAAGGCTAATGCTTCTAATATCGACCAAGATCCAATTTTATTGATTGTTTTTTTAATGCTCTCTTTCTTCATTGTTCTTTCTATTGGATCATTTGGACCACCAACCATGTAAATGCTATAACCCTTTTCATGCAATAAGTTTATACATCTGTCCCATATTGGTATATACCAATCTATAAATTGTTGTGGTTTTAGATCGATGCTTACTGGTTGAAGAACTGCTATTTTTTCAGTTTTTTCAGTTAAAGGAATGTGTTTTTTAAGGTCAATCCATGATTTCATGTCATTGTTTTCACGCAAAATCATTGGTTGAAATATTGGACAGTTATATTTTTTACTGAAATAGAAAGATTCTCTGATGTCATAGTCAATGTCATATTCTACAGATTTTATAAAATTGCAAGATTTTATGATTTCTACGACATTTGGACATGATTGCTTTATTTTTCCGTGAGATTTGAAAATAGGAGATGTGTGAACAATAGTTGCATCATGTCCTAAAGCTTGCATTGCTATGTTTGCACGGCAAATATTTAGGCCAGTATCGCCTATTGCTCCGGTTTCAAAATAAATATGTAAGTCTGACATTACTCTTATTCAGTGTGAATATAAAAAATTATAATCTTATTGATTTGAAATCCAAGATTGATTCTGATTTGCAAAAGCAAACCATAAGTGGTAGAGTTTTGCTTGATCGATTTTGCATGATTGATGAAACATCAAGAAAATCACCTTCATATACAGATCCAAACTACGCTGGATTTTACTACCATTTTGGCAAATACATAGAACCAAATTCAATATTTGAATTTGGATTTGACCTTGGACTTTTTCCAGCAAGTTTCATGATTTCATGTAAAACAGTTCAAAGATTTCTTGGTTTTAGAGAAAAAGATGGAGATTTTTTCTCTGAAAGAATAGGAGCGAGAAATATAAAAAAATCATTCAAAGGAAAATCTGATTATTACCATGGGACAATTTATGACAAAAAATTTGATAAATTTTTGATGAATTCTTGGGATATGATTATATTTGCCACTGAATATAAATATGATAAACAACTTGAATATCTTGATTTTATATGGCCTCATGTAAGTGATTACGGTATAATTGTTTGCGACAACTTAAACAGGCATTCTCCAACAAAAGAAGCTTTTAATGCATTCGCACAGAGTAAGAACAGGGAGCCTATTCTCTTTTCAACTCGTCACGGAACAGGATTGCTGCAAAAATAAATAAAAGGCAAGACTAATTTAAGTTGATGAACAGGAGGCTGTTGTGGGATTTGAATGTTGCTATTATTATCACGAAAAAGTAGATGGTGAATATAACAAAGAGGAGACAAAAACTTTCAAGAAGAAAGTTGGAGATCCTTTTGATGATGTTCCTCTTGAAAAAATAGCCGCATCAATCATGGCTCAGATGGCAAGAAGAGACATTTGGATCATTGATGTTGAGATATTTGAGTTGAGTAAAAAACAAGTTAGTTTCAAAGAATCAAAGGGCGGAATTATAATCAAGAACAAGAAATTTTCCTTTGATGGTGGGGAAGATGTTTTTGTTGCCGTTGAAGAATTACCTCAGATATGTCAAGCCACTCCTTCCACGAACTCTCAATACACTGTTAAGGAATTTCAGCAGACCAATTCTGTCAGTATGCCAGCACAACAGCTTTCTGCCGCTGCTCATCCCCATAATGTAAGTAAAACAGCTACTCGTAGGGTAATTGATCAGATGGTTTTTTTGCCTGAACCCTTACATCTTCATCAAGCCAAACAGAATAACATGAAGTTTACTGTTAATAAAAAGTATTTAATTTTTGAAAAGAGACTAGCTGCAAATGGAGTTGGTCAGGTTTTTGTAACACAAGATGATACAGGAAGAGATCAGATTGTGTCTGACATTTATTTTGTGCCAGCAAGTATAAATTTGGTTGCTGATAAAGAATTGAATTTTAGTGAAACCCCTGAAGAAAAAGATGGCGGTAATCTTTACTGGGGCAAAGCATCTAGTGAACCGGGAATGCCTGATCTTAGAAGGAGATGACGAAAATGTCTTTATCTAGAAAAGAAATTCAAAAGCGTAAAAAACGTCAGGAATCTGTGAGAAAGAAACTTGCAGAACAAAGGGATGAAATACGCAAAGAACGTAAGTTAGTAGAAGTAGAAAGAAATAGGGAAAGAGAAATGTGGAAACTTGAACATGGAACAACTCCTCCAGCTTTGCCCGGAAATCCTGAATTAGCAGCGATTAGGCAGGCTGAAAGAGACAAGAGGATTTCAGAAAAATTAAATCATAACTTGGAAATTTTGAGAAATCTTGAGCAGGAATACGAGCGTGAACAAGCATCTCGTAAAGAAATCAATGATCGTCTTGAGTCAGAAGGCTATATGACAATGAAAGATAAGATGGATGCTCTTCACGAAAAAGCACTCAAAATGCAAAGAGTCGCAGACGATCTTGAAGAAGCAGCAAATATGAGTGATGTAAATAAAAATTGTGATATAAAGTAAAAATAAAATATTTTTGTATTTGGGCTAAAGTTTTTTGTAGTTTCATGTGATAATAATACGGCGATGCCAACAAAGACATCGTCGTATTACTTTTTACTATGAGGCCACTATGTCACTTGACTTTGAACCACTTGATCTGTCTGAGATTAACAAAGAGGCTAAAAGAGTCTCTGAAGAAGGCGCAGCCTCTGGAAACAGTGGTGATTATCTTGATAAATTCGTCAAGATGCCTGACCGTGATGGGTTTGTAATCATGCGTGTTCTTCCTCGCAAAAAGGGTGGAAGCGTATGGTGTGCAACTCGTGTACACACTCTCACTAATCCTGATACACGCAGCAAAAAGACCTACCATTGCCCACGCAAGTTGGTTGAAACCGACAAGGGTGAAAGATGGATGGGCGATTGCATTATTTGCAAGTATTACAGCGATTTGTGGCAGAAGTCTGAAAGTCTTTCTGGTAAAGCCCAAGAGGATCTTCAGAATCAAGCCAGAGCAATCAAGCCTGTAGAGCGATATTACTACAATGTAATTGTTCGTTCTGAAAAGGACAAAGAAGGCAATATTAAAAAGAATGTCGGACCCAAGATATTCTCTTGCGGTAAGACAACCCACGCCAAGATCATGCTTGCCATGCGTGGAGACGAAGCAGCTGGTGAAAAGCCACTTGGAGACATCACTCATCCAAAGGATGGACGTGACTTCAGAGTCGTTAAGAAAGTCATCAAGGGTGGTGGAGGGATGGAATATCCCAACTACGATAACAGCAAGTTTGAAGAACCAACACCTGCTGGGAACCTTGATGAATTGAAATCATGGATGGAAAGCATTCATGATCTTCAGGCTCTTCGTGTGATCAAGACTTCAGATGAATTGAAGCAAGCACTTCGTGTTCATCTTGGCATGGTCAAAGAAGGACCAGCGGCCAATGATACAGAACTCGATGAATTCAGGAAAGCAGGATCTGCTACTCCTTCCAAACCTAAAGCAGTTGAGACAATTCGTGAGGAATTAGTCGTCAGCAGCACTCCTCCTGTTGCTAAAGAAGAGTCAAAACCAAGCGATGATCTCGCCGACGACGACTTCCTGAAAGAACTTTCAGGCATGTAATCAAAACAGAATGGGTGTCCAGAGCATAATCTGGACACCCATTCTTTTCGTTCTCTCAACATAAGGTGGTGTACTATGGCAAAGAAAAAGATAAGCGAAGGCGTGGATGATAATTTTTTTGAAAATCTCGCAGAAGAAACTGGAGGCGATGTTCTTGATGCAATCGACTCAGTCAAGTATTTCGTTGATACAGGAAGCTTAGCACTTAATTATATTTGCTCAGGTCAGTTCATCACTGGAGGAATTCCCGGTGGTAAGTTGACTGAAATATATGGTCCAAACAGTTCGTCCAAGTCTCTTCTTGGTGCCAATATTTTGTTTGGCACACAGAAAGTCAAAGGCATTCCTGTCCTCATGGACTGTGAAAATAGCGCCAACAAAGAATTCATTCAGATTGCAAGCCATTGTAATTTGAAGCGAATAGTAAGACATACTCCAGAAACACTGGAAGCAGTTTTTTCAACAATGTACAGGGTTATTGAAAAAGCCCGTGAAAAAACAAGCAATGAAGTTCCTATTGTCATTGTTTATGACTCGATTGGAGTAAGCCCCTCTGCCCGTGAACTTCGTGAAGTTGCATTGCCAGAAAACTACACGAAAGAACAGTTCAAAAAGATTGTAGGGGGAAATGAACAACCCGGTGAAAGAGCTAAAATTTGCTCAAGAGAATTAAGGAAACTCAACACGGTTATGGAGAAACATAACGCAACAGTTGTGATTCTTAACCAGACTCGTGATAAAATTGGAACTTACATCCCCACCAAAACAACTGCTGGTGGTGGAAATGCCCTTCCTTTCTACGCATCTTGTCGTCTTGAAACCAAGACAATGCAGAAAATAGAAAAGAAGATAAGCGCCAAAAAGAAGAAGATCCTTGGGATTAATGTGAAGCTCAAGAATGTTAAAAACAAGACTCACAGACCTTTTGTTGAGTCTGAGAATGTTCAGCTTCTTTTCGACAAGGGAATCAATCCAATTAGTGGACTTCTCTCTTGTTTATTAGATGCTGATAGGATTGAAATATCAGGAACAGGATCATTTAAGGTTAAACCTGCTTTTTCTAATGGTGAAGAAGTTAAATTCCGTGCAAGCATGGATCGTAATGATGTTCCTATGGATATTTTGCTAAAATGCCCAGCACTAATTGATGCTAGCACATCTGAACAGGTTGAGACTTATCTCGAACCTTATAAGCTGGCAATTGCTAGTAGAGCAGAAGATGATTCTGATGTTGAATTGAGTGAAACTGATTCTTATGATGATGAAAACATCGACGAAGAATTAGAAGGATAATTAAAAAAGTTTGAGGGGCATGAAAAAATGCCCCTCAAACCTCTATCATGCTGTATTCTTCATGTATGAATTTGTCTTTTTGAAAAACAATAAGATTGTTGTGTACTTCATGTATGATTACGATCTTATTGTTTTTCACGCACCAAAGACCAATTGTACGAATAAATTCTTCATCTTTTGAATTATCATCAAAAACTTTGATTCTATGATCGTCGCAAAATTCAACCAATTCTTTGTTTTCGTTATTGCCAAATAAGAAAGTTTTATTTTTCAGTTCTTCGCATGGACTATCATTGTAAATTTCCATCCATTCCATGAATTGTGGATTTTTATCTCTTCCGACCCAGTGAATGTGATTGAGATGTCCATTGAAAATGCTATGATGACAAATGCTAGACTCATGTGTCAGGAATGGCACTTTAGTACCATAAATTTTACACATACGAAGACCATATGAAAGACCATGATCTCCATATCCTTCTGCAAATTCTTTTCTTATGTTAAAGTATTTCTTTGCATCGGTATTTTCAACGAGTCTGTTGATTGCAGCAAGGCTTGTTA